GATAGTTACATAATGATCTTCAAAAAGTCCTCTCATTCCAGAAAGGAATGATTCGGTCATTTCGGTCTTAAGACCGTGCTCAACTGCGAGTTGATTTTCAGACATCCACTCGTCAGCAACATATTCAAGATAAGCGTCAGTGCGCTCAGAAAGTTCTGCCTTAACAGCAGCAACTTCTTCGACGAGAGCCTGTTCATATTCAGACTTCATCTCTTCTTTAATTTCTGCAATCTTAGTTCTAATTGCTGTCTCAAAGATAGTGCGTGCTTTTTCTTGGAATTCTTCAGAAAGTTCTTCGCCAGAAATCAAGGCATTAATATCTTCTTCGACATCAATTGTATCTTCTTCGACAATTGCCTCTTCAGATTCTTCAGTAGTTTCAGCAACAACTTCTTCTTCGGTGGTTTCTTCTTCAGAAACTACCTCTTCTTCAGTTGCTTCTTCTTCGGATACAATTTCTTGATCCTCTTCTACTTCAACTTCTGCTTCCTCCTCTTTCATGCCTTTAGCAGTTTCCGCAGGTTTTGCACCTTTGTTGACTACATCTCTAACTTGCTTAAGAGTTGCACCAGGAGTCTTCAGCTTATTGCTGTCGTCATCTGGTTTAGAGTTTTCTGGGGTTGGCCCACCTAGATCTTCATAAGTTGGAGGTGTACCACCTGTGGTCAACTTAGGCATTGGATCTCCAGGCGCAGCGTTTTTAGTTACTACGTTTTCCATTTCTTGTAAATCGTTACCAACGGACATTTGACTAGATATGTTTGTATTAATCTATATTTATTTATAATTTAAAGATTTGATAAAAAATCGTTGAATAAGTCCAACTTATGTTCCTCAAGTTTTCTTTGATCAACTAATGTATTAATTCTTTTTGCAGTGGTTTCTGCAAGTTGTTCACGAAGAATTCCTCCTTCCCAAACCCACTCTTTTCCTTCCATAATTCCAGAAACAAAAGCATCGGGAGCAGAGGGGTCTGCCACAATATCAGCAGCGGTTGCTAACATAAAATCTTCACCGACAACTTTATGACCTTCGCTAGTTGTTTTAAGTGAACCAACACCACGAGAAGAAACACCAAGCATTACACCTTCATCGAGAAGAGAAGATGCAATTTTACCCATTGGGGTATTAAGAATTTGTGCTTTTCCTTTAAAATTATTTCCGTCTTCAGAAAGAGAAGTAATTTTATGAGAAACTCTATCGAGATTTACAGTTGGTCCGTCAGGATGACCAAGTTCTCCAAGAGCACGACCCTTATTTACAAAAGTTTCATTATATCTTTTTACCTCACGGGCAAGAGTTTCCATAGGATACATTCTACCATTGCGGTTTTTAATGTTTCCTTGGAGAAATACTCCTTCAATATATAATTTTTTACCAGAACCTTTGCCCTCGGTAATAATTTTTACGTTTGAAATTTCTTCTGTGATAAGTTTCATTTTCTTATGCGGTAAATCCTACTTTTGATCCCAACACTCCAGCATTTGCAGCAAATACACACTGAGTTGAATTTTTTTCAAGATATTCTACAGTACCAGCTGGCATCGTAAAGGATCCAACTACATCTCCACCTTGAGTTTCAACAACAGTAACTAGGTGTGCGCTACTATGACCATTAACTAAACGAACAACTGTTGCTTCTGAAAAACTAGTAGCAGCTCCAGTTGTCGTTGGGCAAGCTGCCTCAGCACCTTTACATAAAGTTCTTGCCATTATTCTTCCTCTTGTGATTCTTCTGAGTTATCAAACATGGAGGCACCGACATCTGCACGAATACCATCAATTTTTGAGGATGCTTTATCATATAAAACATTTTTAATTTTATCACTAATTTCAGATGCGGAAGCATCTGAAGCAATCAAATCTAGTACGTCGTCCATTTAAATTATTATGATAATATAAGTTATTTATATTTCAGCACTCTTGCCATCTATTTGAGTTATACCACCTTGAACTTCTAAATCTGGTTCCATGGGAACATCACCCATCATTCCATTATCTCCTCCAGGCAAAGGTTCTCCGGTAATTGGATCTATGGCATTTGGATCTGGAATAACTCCATCTTTAATTTCTTGTTCAATTTGTTCGTCAATTTCTAAAATTTCGGTATCAGTTTGTCTTAGAATTCTTCTACGAACATATTCATTAGAATAGTATTTTCCAATGTATGGTTCAATAGTTGCAAGAAGTCCTAATCTTTCATTCATTAATTCAGATTCTTTTAATTCCGCAAATTGATTATCATATAAGAAATCATATTGAATATGTTCACTCATGGTTTCCCAATCTTCGGGAGTGACAATATTTTTAAGAATTAATTGAGTTCTTAACATGTCACTAAACATGCTAGCAAATCTTTTTCTCAATCTACCAACAAACTTAGCAAATTTAAGTTCATCTCTCAAAATTTCAGAAGAACGACCAAGATTAAATCCGCCATCTGAGGCAATTCTAGATTCTGGAACTCCAAGTGAACGATAAAGTTTCTTTTGGAAATATTCAATATCAGAAAGTTCTCCAAGATTTTGTCCACCAGGAAGAGTAGAAATTTCAGTTCCTCTACCACCTTCTCTTCTAGGAAGCCAAAAATCTTCCAGCATACTCATGTATTTTCTATCATCACGAATCTCTCCGGTCTGAGCATTATAGACTTGCTTATTTCTATAACGACTCATTACCTCTTTGAGATATTGTTCTGCCTTTACCTTAGGAAGATTGCCAACATCAATATAAAAAATTCTTCTTTCTGGTGCTCTGGATAATCTATAAATTACAAGAGAATCCTCAATCATTCTAAGTTGATTGAGAGATTTAATTGCTTTATGAAGATATGAAAGAACATTGCCTTTATTTCTATCTACTAAACCTGAGGTGCAATAAGTAATAGAATCTTTAGCAATTTTAATTCCTTTTGCTCCTCCACCACCTACCATAGTTCCGGTAGGATAACTTGGTTTGGGAGTATAAACAAAATACTCTTCTAATTCTGGAGACTGAAACTTGTCTTTATCTCTGGGTCCTAAATCTGGACCTAAAGTTCCTTTATTTTTTTTCTTTTCTTGTCTAATATGACGAATTTTTAATGGGTCAATATATCTTAAATCCTGTATTCCTTCTTCAGGTTTTTTCTGATCAATTACTTTTAAATAAAAAAGTCTTCCATCAATGTACCAATTTCTAAAAATTTCATGGGACTTTTTATCAAAGTCCATAATTTTTTTAATATTTTTAAATTCTTCTCTAATAATATTTTTTAATTTATCACTAGCATTAAGATTAGAAAGTTCAATTTCAATTGGAGAATCATAAAGATCACTTACGATTGCTTCATTTACAACATCTTCAATAGCTCCGTCAGCTTCTGGATGAAGTGACATCTCACGATATCTTTTAATTAAATCAAACTCAGTTCGATATACACCCTCAATATCTAAGTATTGTCCATAAAAACCACTAGAAATATAGTTATCAACCCCGTCCTCATTATTTTGAGGAACGGGGGAAACAACTGATGGTGATTTTTTCTCGGTGTCACTTACCGCAATACAAAATAAACGGGGAGCCATATTATAATTTTTTTAATCTGTTATCTTACTATTTATTGGATATCTTCGCCGTTAGCTGAAGCAGATGATCCCTTAAATGCTTCCCAATAAAGGACTTGCATTTCTACAGTAAATTCTTCAACAGTATCAGTAGTTTCGTAACTAAGATCAATTGTTGAAATATTTGTTGGGAAGATTGACTTGAACTTATAGGATCTAAGAGTAGATCCATCACGATCAAGTTGATGAACTAATGCATCAGATTGATAATCAACAGGATTTGTAATTCCCGAAGCATCTTCTAATTTATTGATGGTGTTCATCCATTTTTCCATCGCCGATCTGATCATAAAATCAGTATCGTTAATAACAGTGATTGTCCAAGTTTCAAAGGTTCTGTCTCCAGCAACCTTTAAGATACGACCTCTGAATGGAATTTCTACAGGTGCAATTGTTGATGCGGGCAGTGCTGCTGCCTTAACCAAGAATCTTGATTTCTGTAAAACTTCATTTTCATTAACTGGTGAAACTAATGTAGGGAATGCTAAGACAACTTCAAATAAATTAGGTCTAGCACCACCACCAGTTAATTTAGATTTAAAATCAGTAATTTTCCTTAAAGGAATTGTCTCTTGTTGTAAACGTTCTGCCATTGTTTTAAACCTCTAAATTAAACGGAACCGATGACTTCTTCAAATGCCACACCAGTTCTGGTGGCGATAAAGTTCAGACCGATGAAGTTAATCGATCTTGCTGGCTTGATGTATATATCAGCAACAAATTCATTACTGTCAATGATAGCAGCAGTGTTATTTGTTTCGTCACAAATAACAATGAAATCTTGAATACCCCTCTTTGCTTGAACATCACGAAGGAAAGGTTCAACAATATTTACAAAGTTTGCCCTTGTAATTTCATCATTGAATTCAAAGAGTTGATCTTTTGCTGCAGCAGCAATAGCATTTTCAAGGAAAATAAAGAGACGACGAACATTGATACGATCAAATGCCGATGCCTTGGCAAATCCTGTTTTATCACCAAACAGAATAATTCCGGATCCTGGTGAGAAAATAACTGGATTAACTCTGGAAGAATAAAGTCTATCTCTTTGAAGTTTTCCTGGATTGTAAGCCAGTTTTACAGCATTAAGAATAGTTCCTCTAGAAGTTCCGGCAGGTGAGAACCATGGGAAATTATTAATATCATTTCTAGCGCAAGTTCCAGCAATGTCTCCATTTAAAGGAACATATCTGAATACATCATTAAATCTATCATACATGTACTTATAACCACTATCAAATACTCCATATGAAGATGAAGTAATTGGATCAAAGAAATCAATTACCGCATCTGTTGCTTCCTCAACAGATTTAATGAGTGCTGTTGTTCCATCTTCACCATCACTAGCATCACTAATAATAGCACCTCTATGTGGTGAAATAAATGCAACTGCATCTTTTCTTGATTCTGCAACAGCAATCAATTTGGTTGCAAGTGCTCTAGTTTTATCCTGACCGTATTTTCCAGAACCCATCAGAAGGAAATCAACATCTACTTCTGATTCATTTTCAAAGAGTCCATAACCACTAATTAAATCATCAAGACCAGAATCAAGTGCTCCGGTTTCTATTGAAGTTTTACCTCCATAATTCTTACCAGCATTTAAAGTAAGATCTAAAGGACCAACTGCATCAAAAATATTTGGACCATCGGCATCATCTGCCTTTTGATTCCATCCACCATCTGTAAATGTGGTAAATCCATCATCAGCAAAACCTGTTTTTACCCTTTCACCTGATGTTCTTCCTGCACCGGCAAATACATATTCAGAATTAACTTCCAAATATCTATTCCAGTAAGATGGAGAACCTACAGAAAACTCTGCGTCAGATGCTTTGGAAAGATTTAAATGTTTTTCAAGAATCGTTCCGGCATTTCCGGTAATTGTTCCCTTACCATCAATTACGACAACATGAATTTCATCATTTTTTGCTCCTCTTGCTGCAGCATATGCAGAAGTTCCTGGAGCATTTGCTAATGTATTCCATTTAACTGTGGATGTAGTTTCAGTTCCACCAACAGTTGATGAACTTAATGCCAGTGTTTGTTCTCCAAACCAATCAATAGCACTGGATACTGTAGTTGATGCGTAAGAAGTATTTGCACCTGCAAGATGAACTGCTATGTTACCAGTTGTCGAGAATTTATAGACATTATTGTATTCAACAGCAGTAGAAGTTCCCCCAGCGGATACATGAGAAACAACTTTTATATCTACGTTTGTGGAATTTACTTTTGTAATAATTCCTTTAAGATGACCATCTAGTAGTGAAGTTGTTCCTGCACCAACACCAGTATTAGAAACAACAGTATTTGCAGGAATTGCTTGAGTAACACCCATACCAACAGCAACTTGTGCTCCACCGTCAGGTGTTTGATCAAAACTTAATCTTTGGTCTGCCTGAGCATCAATAATGGCAACTCTAATTTCGTTTGCCCAAGAACCAGGATTTTTTGCAATTACACTAACACCAGCTTTTGGTGTTGTTGGATAATCCAGTTCAACGTAATGATCACGACTCTTTACTTTAAGATCTATGCCCGTATCAGTGGCATTTTTAAGACCAGCATCATCTGCTCTGACGACATTCATGATGCCACCATAAGCCAAATAGGATGATGCTGTCATCCAAGTTTCATAATGCTTATCTTCATCATATGGTTTTCCAAATTTATCAACTAAATCATTTTCTGTGTTAACTCTAGTTACTGTACCTGCTGGAACTTTTGCAAAAGGACCGACAATACCGCCGATCTTATCAGTCGTTGCATCAACTCTACCTTGAGCGAGGTCAACTTCTCTG